AATAACACATCTGCAGCGAGGATGGTTTGGAATTGCTGGCACATCATGCAAATTAAAAACTTCATTATGGTTTTCTCTACATGTTGGACAAGTTTTATTGTCTAATACAGCTAGCCATCTAACCTTATGCACTCCTACTTCCTTATAAGTTTCTAATAAAGATTTGTTATAAGCCCAAGCAAGCTCTGTACGTGCAATCATTTCAGCACGTCCTTTGGGTACATTGCAGTCTAAAACATTTTCTATTCTCTTTTCCCACTGTGATACATTTTCCTTATTTGTATAAGCGGTATACAATTGACTGCGTAATTCCTGCATAGTAGTCTCATATATTCCGTCTATTCTTTCTCCTGCTTCTCTTAAGAAGTACTTCTGTACCTCTGGGTTTATAAAGTCTGTAGTTATATTAATATTATCTGACTCATTTGCTACATTCTCCCTAGCACTTGTTGAAGTTTTCTTATAATAAGTTAAAAGAATATCTTGATATTCTCTTTTATCATTTTCAATTGCAGCACTAATCATTTCCATGGTTTGTTCTACAAGCTTAGGTGTAGGTTCATCTTCATTCTTAACATCATTATATACAGTTCTTAAGGTTTCAATTTTGCTTATAAATTTACTTAGTTTAGGTTTTATTTTCTTATAAGACTTTTTATGGATGTTAACTACATCCTTTATGAATAGTTTTTCTATTCTAGCCATCTGTTTTCCATGCAACGGGAAAAAATCTTCTTTTTTTTTACTATCTGCAACTACTTCATCTGTTACAGGCTTACCAGAGCTTGCTGCTGTGCTTCTATCTATTGGATTAGTTGAAGGCTTTTCTGGATTTAAAGCACCAGCCTCAGTTTGTTGCTCTTGTCTATCTTCCTGCATTTCTTCTTTTATTGCTTTTAATTCAGCTTCTATTGAAGATTCATTTTCTAGACCTAAATCCTTAGATACTATTGTTAAAGCCAATTTCTTACTTATTAAAGGGTCAGGCTGTGAAGACCTTAATTTTATTACCCTATCAACTCTATTATCAGCAGTATCATTATCATTTTCAAACCACCTAATGTTGTAATCCACCATCATAGGGTTTATTCCAGCTAAAGCTAATGCAAAGTCGAAAATAAAACGTAATCCACTATAAGGTGAAGAATCACCATATTCAAGTAGACTACGCAATTCTTGTGTGTCTTCTTCAAATTGTTTTTTTTGGTCTTCTACAATATCACGATTAACATTTTGACCAAAACCTAAAATATGAAGTGGTACGCTTGTACCTATCATGTATACTTCTTGTAAATGTTCTATATCTTTAATATGATCTAGCTGTGCATCAGCATTTAGGTCTTTGATATCAGTTAATCCATTACCGTAATAATCCGTTGTAACTTGAGCTTTCTTAGCATTGTCTAATCCATTTTTCTTTTTATACTTTTCAACCTCTGACCAATCTCCTGGGTTATCTTTAGTACCTATGCTGTGCAACCTTCTTGGAACTGCTCTTGTACGTCTTCTAACTACTAAGTCTTCTTCTGACATGTTAAGCTTCTTCCAGTAACCACGACAAGCTAAATACTGGCTTTCACCATAACGATCTCCTTCTTCATGATTCCAGCGTATATGGTTTATTGCCCATAGTGGAAATTCCATCAAAACGTCTAGACTTATAGGGTCTATTTGCTGAAAAGCTTTATTTACATCTTCAAAATTACCTGTCATATCATCATTACGTTGCATTGTAACAGCTGGAAGTCGTTTTATATTAACTATCTTCCTTTGCTTTAAATCTATAACAGGGTTTAAGAATAAATCGCCCTCCTTTGGAAGTATCCTTGCCCAGCTTCCTATCTTAGCGTTAATTTGACAGTCACGCATTAATTCATTAATAACATCCTGAGCTTTTTCTGCTATTTCGCTACTAACCTCTGATGTAACCGTAACCGTTATGCCTTTTCTAACTGCAGTACTAGCAAACACCTTATTCGCCCTCTTTATCCTTGTATCAGACTTAAGCATTAAATCTATTTCTCTTAATACTGTACGTCTATCCCACTCCAAGCGGAACATTTCATACTCCCAAATAGTAGGTGACGTTTTAATCGTAAGTGCTTCATCTGTAGCACCTTTGCTTGTACCTCCAGCATCAGGAAGTTGATGCATAAACACACTAGTAATTTTACCTATGCTATTTTTAACCCATCCCAAAGTTTCACCTCCTCTCAATCAAAATATCCATCATAACTTGCATCCATTATATCTTCATATGAAGTAGTTTCTACTTCAGCTATTACTTCAGAATTTTTCTTAAACCTTTCAGTACCATATCTTATAGAGTCCATAGCATCATCATTAACCTTAATAGGTTTAGGAAGTCTCTCGCCTGTTTTCTTATCCTTTTCCCATTGATAACTCTCTATCTCGTTTATAGCACCTATACAACTTTCATCAATGTATATATTTCTATCCTGTAACCACTCAATTCCTTCAAGCACACTATTAGGGCCTTTCGTACATGCTCTTATACCATGAAAACCTGCTCGTCTCATATCTTCAATTGATTCAGGCCTTGAGTTATCAGCATATATTCTAAGACTGGTATAACTATCTGGATACATTCGTTTAAGATTACTGCCTATGTCACTTGCAATTAGTTTAGGCTTGTATAATTCTCTAATAACATAAATATCACCATCCTTAATTCCTATATCATGAAATGCTGTGTTATGTTCAAATCCAAAGTCTAAACCACAACTAACATCATCATAGAACTTTAAGTCTTTATTGCATTCAATAACCTTATAATTTTCATAGATTAATTCTCCAAGTACACCCCAATTACCATTACACTGTACACCATATTTACGAGGATTTTTAACTTTCATTTTATCTCTAAGTTTTCCATCCTTATATTGTCCATTGTAATAAAGGTTATCTCTCCATGTAGTCTTTAATGCAAATGTTGTTACAGGATCAGCAACAATATCTCTATGAACTTCATCAGACATATCAATTGATTCTTCAAAGAAGTAAGTCCTTATCCAATGAGTTTTGAAAATAGGATTAAAACTTAGGAAAATTTTTAATTCTTTGCCCCATGGATGATTACTTGGAGGTGTAGCTCTTAATCTATCTTGAATATCTTCAAGATCAGATTGCGTAAAGTCTGTAGCTTCTTCCATCCAAAGTACATTTACATTATCAATACCTTTAAGCTTTTCAGGATTATCATACCCTTTGAAACGTATTATAGAGCCACTAGCAAACTTTATATGTTTAAGAGTTCTATTATATGTGTAGTCTCTTCCTTCAACCAGTCCGTTACCACTAAGCTTATTTAAGAATCTTTTGCTTATCATATCAGTAACAGGCATTTCAACCGTATCTTTTAATGTAGTTGCATATTTACGAACTACAAGTATGTCAAATGTAGAATGCTTAATGCACATTTCAACAAATAGAGTGATTAGACTAAATGACTTTGATGAACCAGTGCCACCATATAGAATACTGTACTTATAAGGAATATAGCTTGGCTCAAACATGAATCTATATTTAGGATTTACAAATGGTCTTTTAAGTTTTATTCTCTTCTTCATCTGCATCATCCTCAATAATGTATTCTATATCTTCATCTAAGTTTTCAGATTTAACTTTTTCTATTTCAGCTACTAGTTTTGCATTTTGAAGTTTCTTGTTTTCAATATCAAGCTTAATCTTCTCTTCATCCGATAATAGATTGCAATGTTTTGTGAGAAAATCTAAAGCCTTCATCTTATCAGCTAATTTAATCTTAACTCCATCTTTTCCTTCTGATATTTCACTAATAAGAGTTCCATCTACTTGATTACTTTCTCCAAGCCTTACATAGTTATAAGGTTTAGTAACAATATTGCCTTCATCATCTAGCTTTGGATTACCTTCTTTATCTTTAACTACGTAATAATCTTGTCCAAATTGTACATAATCAGTAATATCAGCAAATGCTATATCAATATATTTTTGAATAACACTTCTTTTAAGAGCTTCCTTATTGAACTGCAACTGAGTTAATGAATCAACCTGTTCTTTTATCCTAACATTTCCTAACAATCTTGGACCTGCAACCATAGCAGTTTCATAAGAGCAATGATATGCTTGTTGATATGCTTTTGTTGCATTCATACGCTTAGCATAGATAACGCAAAAAAGCCTTTGCTTATCAGTTAATTCAGTATTCTCTAATACCTCTTTAACTTCATCTGCAATAAGCTCCTTAGTACCCTTCTTTTTAGTTACTTTTTGATTAGTAACGTTACTATTGGTTTTTGGTAACGCTCCTTTTAATTCTCGTTCCCATTCATCCTGTGATTTCCACTTCCTAATCTGAGAATCTTTTAAATTTAACTTAGCTGCTATATCAACTAATTTCATTGTTCCATTTGAATCTAAATATAATTTCTTCGCTTCGTCCCTCGCAGGACTTCTTTGCCTAGCCATCCCTCATTGTCACCACCTCCGGTATGTTCTTCTAATGTTAAAAAGTATTATGTATTACTTAAATAGTTCATTAATCATTCTTTTACATTTATTCATCCTTGCTTGACCATATCTCTTCATATCTTTTAAAAATATTGACTTGGCTTTCAATTTAGCTTTTTTATCTTTTCCTTGTAATCTTTTAAGATAAAATTTAATCCGTTCATCACTCAACATTTTTTCCATATCTTCTTCACCTTTTCTATATATCGTTACTTTCTTTTCTTCTTTGTAAAACTTCTCATGCTCTTTCTTATTTCCTTATGGTTATTGAGTTGTACTGCTTTTATTCTCTTATAGAGTAGATAACACAATATTATTTCTGTAGATATTATTGATAAGCTAATCATTGTTATCTACTCCTCTCACTATTCTTAAAACATTCCTTTACACCCTCGAAAGGATAATAATATGTATCTATTGTTTCACATTTACTTATATCTTCGCAGCTCATACATTCAATTGGAGACTTAGCACATACTACTTTCCCTTGGCTGAATTTTATATTTAATTTAATTTTCTTTCTTTGTCCCATGACTAAATCTCCTTTCTGTCTTATTGCATAAAAAAAGAACCCTGTTTCTAGAGCCCTTTTATATAAATTGAAATTTATATATAATATTTTGTATATTTCTTGTTATATTTTTTTACTTTCTTATTTACTATTGATTGAATTGTTTTCCTTTTTAGAGAATACTCATCTATACTGTTTATAACATTATCTAAAGTAAATTTTAATATCCCTATAAAAATTATAGCTAATACTATGTATAGTGAATAAAAGATAATAGGCGACATTTCAACACCAAATGAAGTCATTGTACCACTTATACCATCTAAATAATACGATTTTAGGTAATCTATGCATCCCAATATCCCTTGTAATGACATAAGTATACACATTAACATTACAATAATATATACAATAGATTCTAGAAAAGCAAATCTCCTAATAAATTTATCTAAAGTATTACTTATGTTATTCGACAGCGATGGATAGCTTTCAATATAATCAATAATCAGTACTTTTTTGAGTTTTTCATTCTCATTCTCTCTAATTAAATAGTATATATAGCTAGGTATAAATTTCGGTCTATTAGTAAAGTCTTGATTAAAATTATTAACTACATCAATATTATTGTTTTTAACATACTCAGCAAAAAAAATCTCTAATACATTGGTAAAGTACTCTTTTTTTAGTTCTTCATATTTATCTTGCTCTACATTAAAATATGCAATTATTACACCTGCTACAGTGACTATTGTGGCAGCTATTTT